GTAGAACGCAAAGTTCCAACCTTGTCTTACAGGTAGATCAGAGTCAAGAGTGTTTGTACCTGAACTGCCAGCTTGCACACCGGTCAGAGTCATGTTTTGCACAAACGATCCACTGTTTAACTCAAACAACGCATGGTTGCCATCTGCATGGTCACCCTGTGTTGCAACAGTCGGGTGTACAATACAGCTTCGTAAGGCCATGCCAATGATAGACACGTTACGGCGTTTGATTTGAATGGGTGCAATTTCTTGATAAGTACCAGCAGAAACGATCACAGTCATACCATCGCCACCACCAGTAACTTCTAGCTCAAAACCAGAACCACCACCACTGCCAAGGTTAGAGTCAGCAGCAGATAAGATGTCACCAATCTGATATTCTTGCAGTGTAGAGTTTGCAACGTTAGTTACAGAACTAATTACACTTCCAGTTACAGTGATAGTAGCTGTCAAACCAGACCCAGTAGTGCCTCCAGTAAGAGGAACGTTACTGTAGGTACCATTACTGTAGCCAGAACCTGCAGTTTTGATAGAGGTACTGACATCTGAGTTAATGTCGTTGATGGCTGCTTTAATCGTCAGCTTAGGTCCACTGATACGATGACCAGTTTTAGCATCATCACCACCAGTAGCATCAACATAGATAACCTTATCTTGAGTTCGAAATGAGCCACCAGACGCAACGTCTAGCCAGGTTGTACCATTCCAAATCTTTAAAGTTTGGTCATCGTCGTTTTGTAACCAAGTTTTACCGACTTGATAAGCACCAGAAGGAGTGCCAGTCTGGACTAAAGTATCAAAACGTTTAGCAGCAGCACTAGAGGTAAAGATGCTATCATCGTTAGTTGTAGGACCTGCGTCTTGCTCAGACAATGTAATTACATCATCAGTTTTTAGTCGGTCAAGATCAACAGCTCCAGCGGGAATCCCAATAGTAATAGTGCCATCACCATCGTTGGTAACTGACAACCCATCACTTGCTGCAATATCGCCAGTAATAGCAGCATCAATCATGTCATCGATCTTTGCCGTAGTGGCAATGGTCGTGTCATTATTAGGGTTAGACTCACCCGAAACGATGATGTCAGCAGCTTTGATTCTATCAAGATCAACACTACCTGCACCAATACCGAGAGTTACTTGACCACCGGTAGCAGCTTTTGTCAGGCCAGTACCATCAATAAGCACGTCACCTTCAATAGCTGTATCAATCTTAGAATCTACACGGTTGTCAATCGATGCAGTTGTAGCAATCGTTGTGTCGTTATCAGGCCAACTTTCACCACTAACAATGGTTTCAGTGCCATCATCAAAGTAGTTGTCTTCTAGGTATTGTTTTGTGACAGCATCTTGTGCATCAACAGGATCAGCCATATCGACAATCCTGTTGCTGTTCATGTCAACATTAGTGCTGAATGAACCATTTGCCTGTGTGACAAACTGAGTTTTGATCTCTTGAACAGCAAAGTTGTTCTGTTCAAAGTTGTCGTTTAGATCCTGTGAACGGATAGATGAACCGGCAAAGAATGTAGCCTTTAAGTCATCAATATCCGTCTCTCGGAAGATACGAATGGTTTGGCTGGAGGTGGGGGTCAGCGAAACAAATTGAATAGTAGAGGCTGTGGGGAACGTGTATGCAGTTGTAGCTTGAGTTGTACCGTCAATACTTACTTTGACGTCAGTCTCATCAATGTATTCAAATGTAAAAGAAAAGGGGCCGGTCGTACCGTTCCCCGCAAAAGTATTGAATGTAACAGCCATTTTAGTTAATTTGTTAACGGGTCATTTTAAGAAGCTCTTGCGCTTCATCGTAAAGCCTATTAGATCCTTCCATACCAGTTGTTTGCCTGTATTTAGAACCGGCAAGTTTTTTACGAGCATTGATTAGGTTAACGACATCAGCGTCTTCGCTAAGACTTGCCCACGCAACTCTACGGGCTTGATCCATGTAGTATTTAATTCTACGGTTATGGTAGTAAGACATAGGATCCTTACCTCGTCTTCCAGAAGCAAGATCTGCTTCCATTTCTGCCATAGACTCAAGGATCTTTTTGTCGGTTGACAACTTATCCAGTGTTTTTTCTAAGTTCTGTTCACCAATAGCCTTCTGGAAAATGGAACGTACTTTGGAATTCTTAGCCAAAGACGTGCCATCAGGTGCAGAGTACACTGACATCCGCATATCATAGTTACTACGCAGAAGAAGTTGACGTCCAGGCGATGGGTCAAGGTTCAGTTGTACAGGACTTAAAAAGTTGAACATACGGGTCAACGGGTGCCAATCGTTGATTGCTTTACCGTTGAGGATGTCATACTTCATAGGTAGTTGATCGTCAGTCAACCCTTCAAACATCAGGTTGCGGTTCCGCATTTGCTCAAACATTCCAGAATTTAACTCACGCATCTGTGGGTTTAGCAAACGACCAATTTCATTACGCAGCGATGACAACGGAATAGTGTTGTTCATCAGGTTGCCTGCAATTTTTTCTAGCTTTCTAGGATCGTTACCTAACACGTCAGTAAGCTGCTCTAGACCTTGCATGTAGGTCTTGGAGATCATGCCTTTACCAATGATAAAAGCAATGCCAGCCAGGTGCTGTTCTGTCCACTCATCGCCCATCAACCGTTGGTTATCGCCAACGTCAGCAATTGCAGCAAGTACGTTGTTAAAAGGTTCTAGGGAATCGTAGCTAACCCATGCATCACCAATTTTAATTGAACGTGGTTTCCACCCTGCAGATTCCCAAACACGCCTGAGTTTTACGTCTTGTGGACCGTTACCACTAAGGTTTCCGTTGAGATAAGACATTGTTGCCATGGTAATGACACCACCGCCCATAGCAAGGCGTCCATTTTGCAGAGCCTTTGCATTAGCTAGTTCAAAATCATTAGTGATGCCATACTGACGTACATTGTCGAGGCTACCAGGTTTTGCAAATGCAATGTCTCGAAACTCTTTAACAAAAAAGTTAAGACCAGGAACATGTTTAAATGTCAATTCTAGACCGTTAATACCTGTCCTAGCAAATAGGAAAAACGGTTTGAGCAACGGTTGTGAATCAAACAATTCATCTAGTTTCTTGCCGAAACCTTGAATATCTTTTGTAAGGGTAACTTCTTTCTTGGCGTACTGCAGCATTTCATCACTTACACTGCCGTCATTAGGGTCAAAGATTTTTGCAAACTCACGTTCCTCAACTTCTTTAATAAGATCAGGAGTGATTTGTTGAATCTTACCTTGACCTCTTGCGTCAAACGCTTCCATCATGGCACGTTCTTTTGCCCTTGCACGAGCGAGTAGCATGGTAAATGCGTCGTCAGTCGCGGCCATCAACTTAGTTGAATAGGTCAAAAAGTTTTTATCGTTTGCAGCGCGAGCAACGTTCGCAAGTCTAAATGCAGCTTTTTCACCGTCTGTGCCGCGTGTTTCAGCCCAGTGCTTCATCAATTCCCATTGTTCATCACGAGAATCAAATTCACCAAATCGGTTTTTGAATGTTGAAATTTCACCAGACCAGTAGGACCGAAGGCGTGTATTGAAATATTTAAGTGATTCAGGAATTGTCTGTACCAAAGCGTTTGTAGACGCCATAGCTGTCTGCAATGTTTGCGGGTTGCCCCTTCCTGCAAACTGAACAAGACCACCCAGCATTTGAGCCATAGGTCGAGTAAATGCAGCGGTAGCAGTTCCCATGATTGCCCGGATAGGAGTCTTAGGACCACTGAGAACACTATTGATCATGACGCCTTGCATCTCACGAATCAACAGTCCAGTTTTCTTTTTACCTTCTACTGTTTCGCCTAGCAAGCGACGACGCATGAATGCATCAAAGTCAGTCCAATTCTGGACCTTACTAGACATACCAAACGCTTCCAACACAGCGTGAAGGAAATCATCTGTGGGTTGCTGTCGTGCCAGATCCAGCATCATATCTACTTGTGCTTTAGTAGATTCGTGGATTTCTGACAACGTAGCTTCGTATTGTTTCTTTGCAGCAGTAGGGTCTAGTTCATTCAATAGTGCAAACTGACGACTGATGATATACCTAGCTCGTTTTGTTTCATCCATACCTACGATGAGATTGTCGCGTATAGATTTGACTGGGCCATCTACATCATTAATATCAAGAACATCCCTCAATTCGCCAGAAGCAGTTGCCAAATCACGCAGTTTCCTGAAAAGTGCAGTATTGACAAGATCAGCGGTCACAACGTTTTCCATTGACCAGTATTCAAGATTGTCTTGTTTACCGCTCACACCAGTACCAGTCTGTGCAGGTTGCGATGCGTAAACCCTTCTCCAAAAATCTTCTGGAACTTCAGAGCCAGCATCACGTCCGCCCACAATGATCTGTGCATTTTCTACAGCGTCTTTGAAAAATGTAGCAAGGTCTCTGTTTTGACTTCTTAATTCTTGAGTCAAACGTTTGAAGCGTACTTCACCGTACAGCTCTTTAGCAAGCTTTTGTGTAAGTGAAACGTTACCTTCAAAACCTGCCTCAGCCATACGTTCGGCTTGCTTCGGGGTAAGGATGTTGTCTGTAGATCCAAATTCAGATGCAGTGTCACTGTGAATACGTTGCACTTGCTTCTGCACGTCGTAAAGATTACCAATAGAGTTGGGAGAGCCTTGGTGTGAGTCAGCAATAGGCTTGTTTTTATGACCCCTAAAACCAGGATCGTTCATTTCTTCCCGACCTTTTTCGACAGTCTGTTCTTCTACAGACTTGCCGCGTTCGGTAATCTTACGTTCAGCACGTGCTTCAGGTCCTTCAGGAGGGGTCCAGGTGCTGAATTTATTAGATGTACTGCGTTTCTGTGTCGCAAGCATCTCTTTGATCTGATCTTCTGGTGACAGCGAACCGAAGCGTTTGCCTTTTTTGAGCAAGTAACGTGCAGTTTCATCGCGCAAGTTTTTGTCTACACTCGCTTTAACAGCATCTTCTGCCCGTGCACGCTGCATACCATCAATCGCATTCGCATCAACAAGGGCTTGACGATCAGGTTTGGCAGGTACTTTTGTCTTACTTGCTGCTCTAGACTTACCGATGGCTCGGATAACACCATCTACAACGATACCAATACCCATACCTTCCACTACGTTCTTAAGAGTCTTGATCATTGGATGATCAGTATCTTTTGTAGCGAACGGTGTATCAAGCAAAGGTACCTTGTCTTTCAACGTACCCATTAGGTTATGGTCTTGTGAATACTCTGACAAAAGGTCAGCAGTACCACCAACGGCAGCACCACGAGCAACGGTTGCACCGAAACCTGCAGAACCTGCGCCAGCAAGCCAACTTGCACCAGCACTGATACCGCCACCAATACCGGCAGCAGCAACACCTTTAGCACCAAGAATCACACCGCCAGCAAGTGTGCCGTAATGAACGACACTGCGGATAGCATTGCCCCACCAGGTTTGTGTGACAGGGTTCTGATCGCCACCTAAAGGATTAAACTCAGGTTCATAATCATCACCTTCACGCTGCATCTCGCCACTGAACATGTCATTGACACGTTCTGGCAAGGTTATAAGAGAACTAGCAGTGTCACGTACCCCACCAGTAAATGCACTTGTCAGTTCTTCACCAACAGTGTTTTTCTCAGCTTGTGCTTTTTCTTCCTCTGCTTTAATACGTTCTTCTTCTTCAGCAGCTCTTGCTTCTTCGTCTTCTCTTTCGAGAGCTTGTTCACCAAGTTCAATTGCTACGTTTGCAAGTTCTTCGTCTTTAAAAAATTCTTCCATTAACTACCTCCTCGCAATGCTGGTAAAATGTTTTGTGGTTGATTGTAAGGAGACATAGATTCCATAGCTTCTAGTAAGGTTGCATCTGGTACATTTTGAAGACCGATCCATTCGTTGCGCAATCCATTCATAAGATTGCCTTGAGTTGTACCATGCCAGGTAACACGGCGACGGTACAAAGCAATTGCAAGTTTGTCTTGATTTGCTTCATCAAACATATCGGTTTCATTTAGACCAGCAAAAGAAAGAATACCAGGTAACGTTTTTCCGATAATCTGGTACGCACCTGCGGCGTGTAACTTCCCTTGACTCTGGAGAGACATAACCTCACCGATGGTCATCTGTGTTAGTGGCTTGTCGAACACGTCTTTGCTGTTAGCTGAGCCATAAGCAATGTGCCCAGAAGCAGCGCCGCCAGTGTTCATAGCGTCATACTCACCGTATGATGTGCTTTCTTTGTTCTTGACCAGTTCCAAGAACATGTTGTCACCAGACTCAATTTGTGCACGAAGAGTGCGGCTGGGTGTGTTGTGTTTACGCATTAAATAACGAACAGAAGGTGACAGGCCGTCAATGCTTTGTTCGATTTGTGGTTTCTTAATAGGAGGCTTCATACCGTGTGCCTCGTATTGAGCAGCAGCTAAATCCCAACCATCTATCCCATTCAAACTCCTAGCTAGCTGGTGAAATTCAAATGGGATGTCGTTTTTACCACGACGTTGGTATTCCCGTAGTTGTTCCACAGCGGGGAGCAAAGCAGGAATAGCTTGATAAATACTTGCCCGATCTGTAAGTGCGGCATCGGCTTCTTTATACCTCTTGAATTTTTCTTGATCTAAGGTTACTGTTTGTTGTTTGCTATAATGGTCAAGGCCGTCTGGTGCATTAATGAGTTTACGAAGCTCTTGCATAGCATATTCGTGTGCTTGACCTTCTGGCACTGCAGGGTTGATAGCAGCAGCAGCGTACAGTCTGCGATATTCATCAAAAGCGTTTTGATTGAAAGTTGTTTCTGCATCGCCTGCAGTTAGTTGCCCCTCAGCACGTAGTAAAGTTTTACCTAGTCCACGGATAGAATCTTTAGCTCTATCTACATCACCTTGAGATGGAGCAGCAATATCATTCTCAGTAATCTTACCTTGCTGTCTATATGTAGCTGTAGTTTCAGGATGAAGTTTAGCAGCCTCAGCTTGACTAATAAAACCTTTATCAGCGATGTACATAGCTGCAAGATCGTCACTAGCTTCTTTGTCCAGATCATTCAGGGTAGTCATGGTCTTGAGGAACTCAGGATCACCCATGTTGTTCTCGACTGCGTGACGACGTAGCTGTGCGATCTCAGCGTTATTTAAAGGGAAGCCACGTTCTTCAACTTTTTTTTGAATATCAGTTTCAAACGCTTTGACACGTAGCTCTCGGTCAGTTTCTATATCAGTATATACTTTTTGTTTAGCTTGACTAATAAGTGTAGGGAACTCTTCAAAGTCACGTGCAAAAGCTTCTTGTATGCTGATAAGTTTTCCAGTACCGTTCTTGTCAAACTGGTATTCTAGGAGGGCCTCAACCTGTTCAGGTGAATACCTACCAGACGCAAGTCCGTCCTTTAATTCTTGAACAAACATTTCACGTGTTTTACCACGTCCACCAAAGTCATATTGGTGTGTGTTGATTAGCCTAATAAAACCTTCGCCACCACGTTCGCCTTTGATGAAACCAGACAGCTCGTCTTTTGCTGTGGTTTCACGTTCTGCACGAAGCATTTCACGCTGCTCTAAAGCAAACGCAGTTGCCTGTTGTGTTTCATACCGCCTCATGCCTGGGAACAAATACTCATTTAGAAGTCCCAGGTTCATACCTTCAAAGTTTTTAAGGTACTGACGACGTATCTCTGCTTCTACTGCAGCCCTTTCAGAACTGTCTTTTGCATTTGCAAGTGTTACAGCACGGCCCGCAATGTCAACAGTGACACGTTCTGCAACCTCTTCATAAAAGATTCCATACTGCTCACCACCGAGTTGTGCAATACCACGAGCATAACCATACCCCTTCCACCCGCTTAGATTACGGGTTCGCTGGACAAGATCAGTAGGTGCATTTTCCGCTTCCAGAGACGCTGCTGCACCCTCTGACAGGGTAGCAGCCTGTTCTGCCATAGCCTCGTCCCTCTTGAATTGCTCAACGGCATCCTGCGGTAAACCATCGGTGTACGCAAGATTCAACCCAGCTTCGATGTCCTTGTCTTTTCGGTAGTCTCTGTAGGTAGTAATCGCGTTGGTAAGTGTCTGGCTAAAGTCTGCAAGATCACTTAGTTCTGTATCTACTACAAGATCAGCAATTCTGTTTTGCTGTTCAATAGTATTTTGTTCTTCTTGGTCTTTAATCCGCATGACTTGCATACTTTGATCAAGCATACGTTGCAGATTCTGTTGTTCTGTTTTTCTGTTTTCCCGTAGGATAGGGGTCACGTCAACAGGCTTAATAGGATCATACCCTTGGGTCTGAGCATAGCCTTGATAACGTGAACCCGATTCAAATTCTTTAGGCATTAACCTTTACCAAATTTAAAGAAATTTCCAATAGCATTGTCAGCCCCTTCAATTTGATCGGTACTCAATCCACCAATAAAGCTTTGACCTGCACCCAGGACAGCACTAGCAATAGACAAGCCTTTGTTGAACTTAGGCAGTTGCATCTGTGAATATGCACCAAACTCAGGAGTAGGTAGATTATTTTCCAGTGTCGGTGGGATTGCAATTTTGCTGTATGCTGCAAACTCATCACTCTTCAGTTGTCGGCGCACGTTTTCATTAGCAGCTTTTGTTGCAATGCGTGCACTGACAAGGCTTTCAGTAAGCTCTGCAGATGACACACCGAACTTAGCCAGTGTGCTTTTTTGCTGAGCTAGTTTGTAGGACCGTCCTCGGTTACCTTCATCAGCCGCGTTCCACGAACCGATACTGGCAGCCAAAGCATTCTCTTCTTTTAGTCTTCCAAACTTTGCTTGTGCATATACTTCGTCTAACTTCCGTTCGTTTGCTGCATACGCTAAGGACGCAGCTTCTGAACGATAATACTTGCTGGTGTCGTATAGATCTAGTTGTTTACCAAAGATCTCTTCAGTCCGCTTGTTAGCGGAAGAGATCATTAGGTTTTGAAACGTGTTTTGAAACTTAGCTTGTGCCCTTTGGTTTCCTTCTGCTCTGATCTGTGCAACATACTGCTGACCAGCTTGTGTGATCTGTGCTGCACGCTTTGCAGAACCACCGAAAAGGCTTGAGGCTAATCCGGCACCTGCCGAGATGGCTGCCATCCATGCCATAGTTTTACAATCTCCACATGATAGTTGTTCGACGGCTCAACAGCTATCACGTTGATAACTTTGAACCCTAAGTGTTTGATAAATTTAATTAAATTTGTATTTTGTATATCAATGCAGTTAAATAGGATAGGACGTTCTAGTTTGTTAATGAACCGTTTTGCTGCCCTAATAAATGCAATAGGATACTTTGGTACTTCGTTAGTCATGTGCAACCAAATACATCCAGTATCACTGATACCAAACATACAAATAGGTTTGCCGTCTTCTGTTGTAGCTAGGTATGATTCGTCATTCATGACGTCATACGCCATAGTCAGTACAGGCTGGGAGCCTGCACGGTTGAGGTCTGCAATACCAGCTTCCAACAAATCACCTGCAACTGCAGGGATATCAGACAGGGTGGCTTGTCTAATATCAATCTTCATAATTAAGCTCGTGCGTAAAATCGATTACCAACCCTACCTTCCCAGTTCATTGCCAGCAAGCTGACGGGGAACGGTGTATCACCAATAATGTTGATCTGAAGGTTTGTATTGCGTTGGTAGAGTGGAACGTCGTGAATAGCGTCAGCACTAAGGTTGACGTTATTTAGGTTATAGGAATACGGCTGTGCAACGTCAATAGTCTTATCAAAGGTATCAATGCCATCGATGTCTACACGGTACTTAATAGGACCGCTAAGGCCTGTGCTGACTTTGATACGATGGATGATAAGGTCATTGGTGAAATCAGACGATGCAGAGCCTTGTGTGGACTCATTACGGAAGAACTTAGGTAGTTCTACATCCATTGTGTAGATGTAACCTACAATGATATCATCCCCCCTTATGTCGCCAGGGATAGTAAATGCAGCCCCACTTACCGTGGGATAGTAGACCACACCATCGTTTGTATCGATAGCAGCAAGGGTTTTACCAGTCAAGTGACTATAAGGTAAAGTTATAGTTGTCTTGTTTGTGCTGCTGCTATAGCTTGCGGCTGGGTTTACGACCCAATTATCTAAACAAACATCAGTCTTTTCACCACTAGGCAGTGTCAAGAATCCACTTTCATTTGACTGTGTAAGGTCATATGACTTCAGGAATACTTGATTGTCTGACGTGACCACAGCATAAAATGTACTTTGATCAAAGAATTGATCTAGTAAATTACCTGTCAATGTCCACGTGTACCAACTAGATACACGCTTGTCATCTTGTGTGAGAAATCTATATTGAAACAGCTTGTTACTGCCAACAGTGCCAATTGAAATCATTGACTGTGTTGACGATGTAGCCATACTGTCTGCTGTAGATGGTATGAACTCAGGGACAATAGCTGTAGTCTCACCCATAGCAGGTGCACGGTCTGTACTAATGTCACCTAGCTCGTAGACACGTGTAAACAATGGTGTCTTAGCAATGAAAGTTATTGTAGTGCCAAGAGACTCAGCTTCTACTTCAGCATCACATTCAAACGAACTAAGGGTATTGATCTTCGCAGTCGTAGGACTTAGCACGTCACCATCCGTGCTTAATAAAAACTGATCTCGTTCACCAAATAGCACCAGACCTACACTAGAACTACGTGCGTATTTTAAAACAGCAGGTCGTGTGGAACTAGCAGAAATGTCAATGGGATCATCAGCAACAGCTTGGATAGCAGATGTAGCAAAGAAGTTGAAGAAATCACCAGCCTTACTCATGACCACAGAGTCGCCAGCAAGGAAGCCTAGACGGTTGCGATAAAAGAAAAGGTTGGAAATTTTTTTACCAACAAATGAAGGTATTGGATTTGTTTCATCATCACCTACTAGCCTATCATTGTAGATAACAGGTTCGTATTTAAATGAACCATCAGATTGCCTTACAATTTGGTGGGGCAGTGTTGTAGCATCTAACTCAAACTTAATGCCAGGACCGGTTGTCTCAACCCATGTACCAGGACCGAAGTTTGCATTGTTTGTAGTTTCAAACTTAACATACAAATCATCAACAGTCAGGTCAGTGCTGTTAATTACAGCGACGACATAACCGTTTTTTGATTGTGCCGGTAAACGTGAAGCATTAACGATCTTGTCTTGAAAGACAGTGATAGCATCCTCTTGACCGCCACCTGACGCCTCAATAGTAAAAGCACTTGTGCCACTAACATAAATACCAGGACCAACAACAGTCGCACTGAAACCGGACAAGCTATCGATAGCATTCCTAATAGCAGTTGCAATTGAATTGCTGTCATTCTGTACAGGGTTAGTGTCGTCTACTTTAGAAGGTGTGTTGTGGGTAATTGTAGTGCCATTAATCTTGACTTTATATGAAGCGTTGTAGGACACAACATTGATTGAGATGAATGCTTCGTTTGGTAAGGCAGAAGTTGTGCTGCTAGTCATCGCAACAGTCTTTGCCTTGTTTAATACAAACGTAAAGTCATTAATCGTCAAGAACTCCAGGTCACTATCTGTCGCACCATTGAGATATTCAGTGCTAGGGATAGTGCTGATAGTGCAAGCAGTTACTTCGTTGGTGTAGTTAGTTAGTGCTGTAGCTTCTGCAGTGACAGCGTTGTCGTAATTTGTCTTGGCAGTTGTCAGTGCAGTCTGCGCAGCCGTAAGCTGACTTGGTGTATGTGTAGCAGCTATAGTTTCTTTGAGTTCAAAAATACGAAACCCCTCTGCTGCTAGCAATGGCTGCTCATCTGTACGTTCCCTACCTTTGGCAAATGCAGATCCAGTAACAACAGCTCCGTTCTTTTTGAACGTCACAGTGCCAGCCGAAGTTTGCATAACTCCTGTCGTCAAAGCGTCATTAATTTTTCCGACAGGATATGCGGTTGTGGTAGTGAACAAACTGACAACCGTAGCTGTTTGCCCAATCTGTGTAACAGAAAATTCTTTTTGCTTTGTTTTAAGAGTGGCAAGCTTAGCAGTAGTATCGTCTCTTGCAGTGTTATATGCAGTGACATCTGTTTGAAAATTTGTGTAGTTACAACCACTAGGGACACCTTTTGTACCAGGTGTACCCATATCAACTTTTCTTACAGAACCATCAATTAGACTCCAAATACGAAATATATTATCAGCATATTGTCCAACATATTTTTCGTTGGAATCTCGGATGATGGAAAACCATCTGCCTCCAGTGTCTGCATCAGCAAGTTTGCTTACATATTTACCACCAGGACGCTTAAGCAATCCAAGAGCATAATCAGGAAATACGTTGTCAGCAGAGACAACTTGTCCTGGGAACTTGCGTAGATCAGGTTGTTGTGAAACACCCAACAGTAAGTTGGGAATACGTTGGGTGATTGTTCTCATCGCATCAGTGCATTAAAAGGTTGATAGCTGGTGTAATAATCTTGTCCGTTTTTGAAACCGAACATGCTGTAGTCACCTTGATTGCATTCGTATTCAATAGCTGCAGCACGAGTGAATCCTTCTTGTTCAGTAAGAAGTTGATAAATTTCTCTATCTCCAACCATTTTTGTTGCACACATCTTTGCAGCACGTGCAATGATATATTGTTGAATAGCAGTAGGTACATCTGTAAAATCAAACAACCAAACAAGGTTGGCTTTGACTTCTTTTGCAAACTGAAAAGTATGATGCATACGGTCGTACAGCTTCCCGTTACGACGTACAGTATCTAGACTAGCATTTGCACCGGTAACATCTGTATCTACAGCCAAGGCATTTGTAGGATACAGGATTTCTTTTGTTACTGAATCCGGTGTCAAAGTGTATTCACGTTCAGTGTTGAAGATCCAACCCTCAGCCTGTACTTGTTTGTTTACCTCACGTACAGTATTTAAGACAATGGCGACTTCAGGGTTTTGCAGATCAAGAGTGGTGACAGGAGCCTGTCCCACCGAGCTAAGTATTTGATTTACAGCATCCAGTTCGGTGGACACAGCATAAGTAGGAAAAGGCATATCTGTCGATAAATAAAAAAGGGACCCCGAAGGATCCCTGTATAGAACAACTGAAAAATATCAGCCGCCGTAACCAGCGTTGTTGGTAGCGGTTTGAACCGTACCGAACTGCGCAGGGGCAGTGGCGGTTCCAGCAAACAGCTCAATGGCTGCAGCAGGGTTCAGGTAGTCAGCACCCATAGCCAGACGGCCAAGGATCACGTCGCCCTGGTAGACCACAGAAATGTCACCGGAGGTAACTTGCACCTGTGGACCAATCGCTTCCACGCAGCCAGCAGCTTCACGTTGGAAGATGAGACCACAGGAGTTAGCGAAGTTAGAAGCTTGACCGTAATCGTTGTTGATACCGGTCACGCTATTACGACCATCTTCCATGCCTTCGCCTACGAACGTACCGGTCTCGCCAGGAGAAGCGACACCAGGGTTGGTGGCAGAAGCAGTACCATACTTAGTACCGTACTGAGAGAAGAATGGGATGTTCATCGACTTGTAGATCTTAATGCCTGCAATCTCGATGATGCCTTGGCCGCCTTGCAGCGCAGTGCCTTGCTCGTCCCGGTTGACCAATCCGTTGCTGCCAACAGCTTGGATCAGTTCATAGTATTGGCGGGGGTTAAGTACACCTACCCGACCTTCGGAACTAACGCCTTTCTCGTCAAGTGCAGCAGCAGCGTCATAGAAAGCAGCCACAAGTTTGGCTGAATCATATGCATCAGAAGCAGCAGTACCAGAGGAACCAACACGAATTTGTGTTCCACCGGGCTCAATGAAAGAGGACTTTTGGACAGGGGACTTAGCCCGAGCACCACGAGTAATTGCACGGAAGATCAGACGGTCATACTTCTGAGCCAGTGCATAACCAATCTTTTTCGAGATTTCACCACGCAATTCATAGTGAGCCAGAGTTTCATCTAGGTCATAAACGAATGCAGAGCTGATCAGAAGATCATCAACAGTGATGGTCTTCTCAGCCACTGGAGGTGCACCATCGCCGTTGCCAAGGATGGCGTTACCAGGCGTGTGGTACTCAGCAGTTGTGCGACCCGTGTAGATGAACTGCATAGATTTGCCGTTCTTAAGGGTACGCTTCATCACCATATCACGGGCGATTGCGTTATACTCAAATCCTTTGAACATTTCTCCACTGAACAACTTCAGCAGAAGGGCGCGGCTGTCTGCAGCGCCATTAAGACTACCAGGCCTTGATAGGCTAGTAGTCAGGTCAGAACTTTGATGTGCCATTTTAAAAAGTAAATAGTATTAAACAACTTCCAAAGCTTTAGAAAAATTTTGTAGCCAATTTTTTGTGGTCTATCCCACCGTCTAGACGGCTAATGGGTATCCGCGTACGGGCCAAAAGCCAAGACAGGGTAGGTCCTACTTTGAGGTGCCTACCCCGCAGGCGTGGATGCTTTCCGGTCACC